ATGAAATACATAGGTATTGACCCAGGAATTAATGGCGGTGTAGCTATTATTGACCAGTTTTATTCATTAACATGTTTTAAATGTCCTAAATCACCGCAAGAAATGGCACATTCAATTAAAGAACATTTAGATGGAAGTTGTGTTGCTTTGTTGGAAAAAGTACATAGCTTTCCTGGTCAAGGTGTTGTATCTACATTTACATTTGGAGCTAATTACGGGCAATGGCAAGGAATATTGTCAGCATTTGAAATAAAGTTTGATTTAATTACACCTAAAATGTGGCAAAAACGATTTCAACCATTGTCAAAAGAAAAAAAAATAAGAAAAAAAGAATTAAAAGAAATAGCTATTAAAGCATTTCCATCTACAAAAGTGACGCTGTACACATCAGATGCAATTCTTTTAGCTTTATATTTAAGGGAAAGTTATAATGAACAATGACACTAGGAAAAGTAATATATATACTTTAAATTACCCTAAGTATGTAAAAATACCTCGGAAACATTGGGTATCTACATCAACAGTTAGGAAAATGAAATGGACCAAGAGTACATCTTACATTTAGAAACTGAAAAGAATGTTTTAAATACTGCTGTTAAAGCTATGAAAAAGAAACTATCTTTAGCATTAACTGCATTAGAGGCGATAGACGACTCTAAACGTGCAGATATTGCAAAACTAGCGTTAGCGGAAATTAGAAATATAGATTATTCTATAGATTAGGAATATCTATTTTAGACATCAGCTTTTCTCCAAGGCCAAGCTGAAACAAAGCATTGGCTAAAGAACATATTTGTCCCTCATCTAACCCAATACCTAAAGAATTGTCAATAGCGTGAAGCGTTTCATGTACTATAGTTTCTTCTTTTTTAGAATCCGAACAATTTAATTCTAATTCTATTATTTGTTTTCCTATATGAATACGACCCCATGCATGTGAATTTACATCGGCCATTAAATTATCTATAAATCTAACTAGAAAATAATGACCGCATATTTTTAACTCTGATTCAAGTTCAGACACTCTAAACTAAACCTTATTTCACTTCTTTTTATTTAATACTTTTTCAAGTACTTCCATCATCGCATCAAAAAGTGATGCAAATATTTTTTCTTCTTTAGCTTCAGAAATAAGAGGAAGATTTATTCTCTCATTAATACCTTCAATTATTTCTTCTCTGTTGCTTTTTAAATAAGCAATTATCATATCTACCATTTTAACTCCTTAATAATCATTATTACGTTTTCTTTTACTGGTTACAAATTTTTCTTTAAGCCCATTTCCGCTTAAACTGGCAAGAATTTCTACAATGGCATGGTAACTAGCTTTAATCTCTTTTGTTTCCATTAAAGAGTGTTTTTGAGCGTCTATAAGCTTTATAACAATACCTTCTAGCCTTTCAAAGGATTCTCTTAACTCTTTTTGCAATTCATTCTGAATCCAAGCCGTTTGTTGCTTTGCATATAAACCAAGAGCTATTACCATCATAACTGGCAAACCAAAGCGTTCAAGTAAATCAAACATCTCCATTGTTATTTTTTCCTTTTAATTTCACTTATTATACTTGCTGCATAAACTACAAAGATAATAAAGAAACAAAATCCAATTAACCAACTACTCATCCTTTAATTAACTCTCCCCACAATGATGTTTTTCCATTAATAATTTGTATAACATGTACTGTAAACATGCCTTTTTGATAAAAATCAACAATTGCAAATGCGTGAGACCAATTAATATTTCTATGTTCTAGCCAATTATTAGCACTAGGACTCATATCTTTTAAACAACCTATACTCCATGCAGACTTAGGTCCGTCCATGTGAGTCATAGAATGTTGTTGCAGGTCATGCCAATGTCCATACATTATATTGCATCCCATTTTTCTTAAATGATTTGCAGCGTGATATTGACCACCAAATTGATGTCCATGATAAAAATATAATTTTCCTATCTTAAGATGCTTTCCAAAAGGATAATAAGTATATCCCCTGTCTTTAAGGCCAACAGCATTGGCAAACTTATATTGTGGAATATATGGATATTTTTCAACAGCCATATTGCACCAATTGTCATGATTACCTTCAGTAATATAACGCTCTTTGCAATTAACTTTATCAAGAGATTCATCTATCCAATCCATTCCTACATTAACTTCTTTTACTTCTTGCTCCATGTCAGGAATCATAAATTCTAAAGGAGGGGCTTTTTTGCGTTTGTATTTCCAGGCACTAAATGCTGACCACTCGCCAACATCACCTAAATCTATATATATATCAGGTTTGACTATTTCAATAGTCTTTTTAAGGACACTTATTGCATCCATATCTGCTAAAGGAAAATGTTTATCGGGTGTTACAACTGCCCGTTTAACAACTCCTTTGTCTTTTTTTCTTGTTTTTATAGTAAATCCTATTTATCAATTAATAATTTTTCTAGATGTTTAAAACCTTCATCAATCTTAGATTCTATCCTAGCTACATCAATTTGAACACTTTGTATTCGCTCTCTATTTGACATTACTTTTTTTCTAACATCTTGTGCATCTGATTCAACTTCTCCTAATCTAACAGAAGTTGCACCTTGCGTAAATATAAACGTACTTATAATTGTAGCTATTGTAATTAAAGTTCCTACTGATATTTTTTTATCTATCATATTATATAAATTGATAATCCCGCAATAAATAAAACAACTAAAAATAAAACAGTAGTTTTTATCATTTGAAGTTTAAATTTATCTAGAGACATTTTTTACTATATTGCTTAATTTTCTTGCTCTATTAGGAGTTTGTCTTGCCCACCTAGAGTCAAGCATTTCTATTGATGCTTTTTTAAATTCTTCGTTTTCTAAATATGCTAATGTTTTTTTAAATTTAGAAACACCAGTAACGCCCATTTGATAACACATTTCATAGATAACATCTTGTATTTTATGTGGCATTCTTTTTAAGAAATTAAATTTGTTATTAGCTTTATCTATTAATTTATCTAATTTTCTTCTTAAAATAATCTCAGCTATATCTTCATCCATAACTAAATCTTTAATTGCAAAACCATAACCTATAGTATCATAACCTTCAGTGCATTTATAGACTTTATCACGAAATCCTTCAGATAATTTAACCGCTTCTAATAAATCAGGAGACATTTTCTTCTTCTTTTTTTTCTGTTTCTTTGTTTGAATCTTCATCTTCAATTGATTCTAATATTTCTATTGCCCCTAATAATTTATATTTTAATTGAGTAAATTCTTCTAATTTAACATTAACTTGAATTAAATCAGATTTTAGTTTTTCAATTTTTTCTTTCATATCTTAAGACTCCATTGATTGTAATAATTCTATTTTACCGATTATTGAAAATTTTAATTGAGTATATTTTTCCATATCAGAAATTGCAGTACTAAGTTTTTCTTCAGTATCAATTAAGCTAGCATTTAATGATTCAATAGTATCACTCATTTGATTCTCCTATAAAAGTTGAACTACTTGCTAATGTCTGAGCTTCAGACTTGGTTAATACACTAAAGTTTGGATATGCAACGCCTGAACCTAGTGCTATTAATTCTGATAATACACCATCTTTCATAGACCATTCACCTTTAATAATGCAATATGCCCTGTCATGTGAATATCGTGGTGCACCTACTTTACCTGCAAAGATTACATCATGCCATGTGGGTGCTGACTTATATGTTACTTCTCCAGTATCCTCATCTACTGATTCTACTATTGGATATAGTGCTTTAATTTTAGTCCCAACAGCACTATCGTATGCACTGCTAGGTAAACAAAAATACATTTCATAATGTGCCATTATCTGTGACTCCTTTTACCTGCTTTATAATTTCTATCTACTTCATCAGATGATAATACGTCATTATATATGCATAAATCATCTATTTGACCATCCCAAGGTTCTTTTGAAGTATGAATAGCATTTCCTATTTTTAAATTTGTTCTATTTTGCTCTATAGAGGTTTCTGTGCTAAAAGCAGCTGCATCCAAAGATACTGCTGAAGTATTTTTATAAACAAGCCAAGTCCCACTACTAAAGGTTATAGCTATATGATACCATGTATTCTTAGCTAAATCTAAATTTGTAGTTACTTGAGATTCATAATTAGTACCATCTGAAGATAATTGTAATAACAATTCATCATTAGAAGTTAAATGTAATCTTAAAGCTCTTAAATTTCCCGATGTTTCATACTTATCTAATATAGTATTGTCAGTATCATAACTAGGTGTTTTAATCCAAAAAGATAAACTCATTGTTGTTGAATGAAAATTAAATCCTGGAACAGAAGCGTAGTTACCCTCAGCTGAGGTTTCAACAAAAGGCAAATTTAAACTATTAGTATCCTTCTGCCTATTCATTAAGAAACCTTGAGTATCTCTAGAAGCATCTACTCCTGCTGGGAGTAATAGGGTTTCAGCCATGTCTCCAGCAGATGTGCAATTTACTCCAGCACTACCTTCATCTACCCATGTTGCTAGTCCATTATTTTTATAATATCTTACTAAATTATCTCCTACTAATGTTGCATCTTTAGCTTTGCCATCATTATACAATTCTTTAACTTCTGCTAATGTAAGTTCATCAGTATATATAGCTATTTCAGTTATACATCCTTGAAAATAATTATTACCTAGTCCAGAACCTCCACCAATAGTTATATCTTCAGAAGCTAAACCCATTGTTTGAGCAACATTATGAGTAGAATCTAACTCTCCATTTATATATATTTTTACATCATTTGATGCCGATTCAGGTATATATGCAACGCAATGCACCCATTCTCCTACAGGCATAGTTGTTGTCCCAGTCTCACTTTCTTGGTCATTTGAAGTATGACTCCTAGCTACAACAAATTTATTTGTAGAACCTCTTATTAACCTAAAACCTGTTCCACTGCTATAACTCCAAGCTGTGATATATGGATGAGAAGTTCCATGAGCAAAGTTATCAAGCACCCAAAATGACACTGTAGTATGAGCCCCTGGAGTAAAAGAAGCACTTACAATTTTATCGTTTTTACCATCAAACCAAGCTAACTGATTATAAGATTGTAATGCTGTTTGAGGTATATCTAGTTGTTGGTCTGCATCTGTCCATCCTGATGCTACACCTATTTCTTTAACTGTTACATTGTCAACAGTAATTAAAGCAGGGTCTGATGCATTATCATTTTCAGCAGTTTTACATACAACTAATAATTCCCCTGTAGAATTTGTAGCAATAACTTCTGAAAAATATCTTTCCTCTGTAGTTGTAATTCCACCATCATTAGGAGTACCATCAACAGCCGACACTATACAAGTAGCATCATTAGTTCCTGCAATACAAAACTTTATTTTTATATCTGTATCTGCTCCTGAAATATAATCTAAATCTGCTTCTATTCTATATATTCTTCCAGCAACTGGAGTTGTAAAATTTGCTACAGGAAGTTGTGCACCTTGAAATGTTCCATCTCCCTCAAATGTAATATGCATTTTCCCAGAAACTGTACTATTTACATCAACAGTTGTACCATTGTAAGCTGACCATTGACCAGCTTCATCAAAAACAGAATTTCTGTCATTTACTGCAGAAATCATTTCATCACCTAAAAACACAGTAGTTGCATGATGTTTGTCGTTTACAGCTTGAACCTTTACATCATCTACATAAAATTCACCTTCATTTGTTCCATTGTCTGCCCATATATAAATATAACTTGTTCCAGAAGAGTCGCAAGTTGCATACATTTCTACATATTGCCATTCTGAATCTATTGAATTTGATGTTTTAACTACATAATTGTCTTGAAAATTTCCATTAGGATTTGTTATTAAAGCTTGCTTTCCATCTGCACACCAAAACCATGCTGAGAATTTATAAGTTATTCCTTCTGTTGCATAAAAAGATTGCCTTAATCCTTCATTTCCATTAGGCACTGTGTTTACATACATAGACCTACTACCAATATAAGATTTATCTGTAGTATATTTTATTGTTTCATCTGAATTAGGTAGCCCTACACTATTATCTGGTATAGTTATTCCTGAAGTACTACTGCCACCTAATTCGGTGTTAGATGATTGCCAACTACCAGAAGTTTCAAAATCTCCATTAGAAATTAAATTTGGCCCCAATCCCGTATTAGCTCCATCCATTATATAAGATTGTTGACCTCTATGTCCATCTTGCATAGGATACCAAAGTTTTAGATTAGACTCTGTAAGTGAAGTACCACTATTATTTAATGCTAAAGATTCAGGATTAAGGTAGTCAAA